TACTCATCCGAATGTTGCCTTCATTGCTCCACCCCTACGTCTTTGGTCTAGGATTTGCTTCTGTGTCAAGTTAGCGATACGAGGTGCTTCTTGGGCAATGATACGCTTAACGCTTTCGTCGCCATTAGCTGCAATATGAAAGTGGTTCTCTACAGTGACATTGCCTTGGTTACCACCTTCCATCTGAACACCTAGTTTACCATTCTTACCACGCTTGAGTGGCATGATAGCTTCTGGTCCAGCTTCACCCATAACCCCAAGACCACCTGAGTGTTGGAAGGCTGTAGGAGCGCTGACTACACCACCATTGGCATAAGCAGTAACTTTACCACCTTGCTCAAAGGCATTGCCATTAGCTGAGAATAGGGCTGATAGGAAACCGCCGCCACCACCGCCACCAAAGATACTGTTTAGGATAGGTTTGATTACTAGCAACTCAAATGCTTGCTTAAGAACTAGACGGGCCATGTCTCTAAAGGCATCAGAAGCAGACTTGCTACCATCTACAATTGACAGGAAGGCATCACCAAGACTGTTCTTAAGAGTTTCCCCGAAAGACTTAATCTGTTGCTCCCGTTGGGTCATCTCGTCAATCTGTTGGATTTGTGTCTCAAGCCCATTGACAATCTCAGGGTTCTGATTTACGAACTCAACACCAAGAGACTTAATGATACGCTTACGCTCTTCAGACTTGCCAATTAGTGCCTCTTCGACCTGTAACTGTTCACGTAGCTTATCAAGGCTCTCTTGTGCAATTTCAGCGGGGGACTTGCCGCCAGAGCCTCCACCTGAGCCTCCACCTGAAGAACTAGGAGGTTTCCAATTCTTAAGAAACTCTGCGGCTTCTGCTGTTTGGATGTCATACGCACTTCCCCCCATGTCCCTAGGGTCTTGACCACCACGTCCACTATAGACCTTACCACTCTTAGGGTCACGGCCTGTATTTTGTAGTGACACCGCATAACCGAAAGCAACACCTAGTGAGGCTGCTAATCTACCTGCCGCTACTGCCGCTGCGTCAACCCCAGACTCCATGTCTACGCCCCCAAGACGAATCGCCTCAAAGGTAGCGTCTCCAAGCTCTTCTCGAAGTCTCTCAGCATTTTCAAACACACTTACCATATTTGATATGTTTGCTTGAGTCTCTTCCTTGAAAGACCTAGCTGACGCGCTAAGGGGTTCGTAGTTAATTGCCAGCCTACTGACTTCAGAGGTCTGTTCTTTTATGGAATCAATACTCCCCTTGATGCGGTCAGTAAGCCTGTCCCATAAACCTGTGGCTACATCTGGCACCTCTTTCAGTTTTTGTAGACCCTTCTCCAGATCACGACCCTCAAGGAACTCCTCATACTGCTGTTGGTAATCAGCCACGGCTTGCTTTGACTTGTCTAAAGCTTTAGCTTCTCTTTCGTAGAACCGTGCGGAGTCTTCGTTTTGCCGTGCAGCCATCTCCTTGCGAATAGCAAGTTGCCTCTCAGCCTCCTCTTGTTCCTTCTTGGCGAGAGTTATTCGGTCAATGAAACTTAGCTCTTCACTTGTGACACCTAACTGCAAAGCCCGAACACTGTCATTTTGAACGGCGGTTAAGTCTCTAATATCCTTTGTAAGCTCTCTTACGCTTTTACCCATACCATCGGCAGCTTTTCTTGCCGAAAAAAACGCATTCGCAAGACCTGTACCAATGGCGAGAACGGCACCTGCAATGGCCCCATATGGACCTAAGATGCCAAGTAATTGAGAGCCTTGTTGACCCAAAGCCACGAGAGCACTTGTCCCACTTTGAACCTGAACAGCAAAGTCTTGCACCTGATAGCCAACCTGCTGCATACCCACAGCACCAAACCTTTTCATAAGGCGGGTGTTCTTGGAAGCGATCTGACCAAATTGGTTCATAGGACCGCCACCATCTTTCAAGAAGGCACGGTATTCATTCTTCAGTTCACGGACTTGTTGTTCATGCCTGTCAGCGGAAATAGCGCCACGAGAATGCGCTTCATTCAACTCACGAAGTTGAGTCTTAAAGGACTGAGCGGCACGATAAGTGGAGTTATACTGTAGCTTAAGTCGCTCAGTCTCTTGGTTGTGTTTTTGAGTGGCTTGTTCTGCTAACTTATTCGCTTGAGCAACTCTTCTTTGTTCTGCATCAAATCTTTGGTTAGCTTGTGTAGCTTCTCTACGTGCCTGAATATATGCCTTAGTAGCAGCTTGCTCTTGCCTCTGAGCCGCCGTGTATTCCTTCTGGGCTTTACTAGCCGCCAAGTAGTCCTTAGACAGTTTCGTAACTACAGCAGAGGCTTTTTGGTGTGTAGGGTAGAGTGCCTGTGCAGTCTTGCGTAGTTCGGAAAGACCTTTGTTGTACTGATCGGGGCCAATCTTACCAGACTGATATGCTTTGGACAGAGTTTTAACGCGGCCCTCAAGAGTCTGGGTGCTCTTGATAAGGCTGTTGATACCCTCTTGCCCAACAACTTCTGCGATGATTTGAATATCAGCCATTTGCTACCCTAATAAACACTTGATCCAACCTCTTGATAGCTTGTATATCCCAAGCCTTAAGTGGTGTTTCAGTGAGTTCCTTCCATGCTTTAAGTTCAGTGTAGGTAATCGGGTTAGGTCCAGAGAAGCCAGCAGTTCTAGCAGAGTTCAAATGCAAAAAGGCAGACCATATATACATCAATAGCGAAGGAAATTCTGTCGGGTTATCCAATGCTTTCGGTGTAAATCCAGTCTGCCTTTCTACTTGTTGTAAATGTTCTCTCTTCGGGATGCCTTGGTCATCTGTCTGGTTAAGCTCAAACTCGAACTCAGCCCAAGACAAAAGGTCAGACATCAGCCTTTCGTAAAAACGTCTGCCGAGTTCTCCTCTTCCTGAAGTTGCTCAACAATCCAGAATGCTTTAGTGTAGATTTCTTTGGCAGTCTCAGGGCTAAACTCTACCCATTCCCCACCGTAGTAAATTTGCCAAGCTACAGTAGTCTCAGCCATAACCTCAATACGGTCTTGTTCTGCTTCATAGAGGTCTACATCAACGTCTGTAGTCTTAGCCTTCTGTGCAGCCTTGAGATACTTCTGAGTGCGCTTATATTGTGCTTGCTTATACTCAGCAGTGTGTGGTAGATAGCGTTCAATCCACATCTCTTTTTTGTCATGCGTCAGTGGGCTACTACCATCACGAGGGTCTGTCAGTTTGGTAACTACAGTGTCTTTTTGAGGTGTAAGTGTATTCAGGTCCATCGGGTGTATCCTTTTCGGGTTGTTGTCGGGTAATTTTTAGTTAGTGGCTGGAGACCTCACCCGACAGAAGCCCCCAGCCTGCCCCTACGTAGGGATTAAGCGGTGGGACGTGTGATCTTCAGGTTGGTATCTTCAGTCACATCATACAGAGCCACAAACGGAAGGGTAATGACACGGCTGGTTTGACCATCAACAGGAACGTCAGCACCATTGACTTTGATCTTCGGGAAAGTGAAGGTGTATTCGTTAGCACCAGTGGGGTCATCCACAGATACAATCAATTCACTCTCGTCTTCATCAATAAAGCGGTTGATAAGTGCAGCATCTTCGAAGTAAGCAGTCAGGGTACCTTCGACAGTAGCCATACCAGTCTCAAGATGAGGGGTAGCATCGTCACCAACAACAAACGTGGGGTTCATTGCGTTGTCGATAGAAAACTCAAGGCTGGTTACGATAGCAGAGGTGGAGGCACTTGCTACATCACCAATAGAAACATCACCAGAGTAGCTATCGAAGGGCTGTGCAATAGTAGCATCATCAACAGTATTACCTGTGCCACTGATAGTCATGTCCTTACCAACCATAGTGAAGGTGGTAGTAACCATCTGGTTAGGGGCGATGGAAACAGACATGCTAGAGACAGACATACCAGTAAAGACGCGGAACTGGCTAATATCTTGTGCTGCATCCTCAATAGAGAAATACTTGGGTGTAGTCCCCACCAAAAGATCACCAGAAGTGCCATCAAAGCTATCTTGTAGTGCGCTCTCAAGGAACGGGTCGAAGTTACCATCACGGAGGTCAACTACAATATCACCACCTGCTGTGCGGTTACCATGACGGTCTACACGAAGCATACGGTCAGGTTGGATTTCATTACCAGTGACACGCTCTTTGGTGAGGTTAAGTGAGTGAGTGTTATATGGGATAGCAGTAAAGTTACCTGCTGGGGTAGTGCCGAAAGTGGATTCTACGATATACGACAGACCACTTCTCGAACCTTGTGCGAAAGCCATTTAGTTCTCCTTAGCTGTAGATATACCAAGAGATATTAACAGGGACCATAAAGAAGGCTCCGTCAGGCATACCTTGTTCACGTTCTGCATATCTTATGGAAATGATTGTGCCATTGTGGGATACGTCTGTCGTAGCCTCAAAAGCGTCGATGATTTTGTCTGCTAGTTCATCAGCAGAGGCGGGACCAAGACCTTCAGCTACAAAGCAATCAACTCTGAAAAGACCTTGGTAATAAATTTGAGGGTTGAGGCCACGGACAGCAGGTTCACGAATTGTAGGAATTAGCCGGGGCTTAACAAAAGAGGTTCCCGTAGTCGGCTCGTAGGTAAGGTTCTCCCAAGCCACTTCAGGAAGGCCAGATACACTATTCAGCTTAACCTCAAGGGCAGCACGGATGTCATCATAGATACTAGCCATTACCTAAACCT